GGCAGGGTAGACGTCAAGACGAGCGGGGAAAAGTTGGAGTTTGGCCCCGGGGGGTTCGAGTCCTACGCCCAGGAGACTGGGGATTATACGCTCGAAGGCGGTGGGTTGTCGTTCACCATCCCCATGAGCGGGCAGTTCACCAGGGTCGTCTTCGAAGAGGGGGATGGTGGCGGGGTCGAGATGGTCAAGTTGGTATCCAGACCCATGACCCTCCAGGAGGCCGAGGCAATCCTAGTCGAGATCGTGGACGGCATTTTTGAGATCGTGGAGGCATGACTAGGAACGCCAGCAACTTCAGTCTAGCCTTCCGGCAGGCCATGAAGGTCAAGGAAACGTTCACCCCAGTGGAGTGGGAAACGGTGGAGCTCATGGCCCAGGGACACGAACTATCCCAGATAGCCTACATCGTGCATAAAGAGAAGAGCACGATTTTCAGCCGGTGGGAGAACATCAGGAGTAAATTAAACATAGGACCCCGCGAGCGGCACAAACTATTTTGGTGGCTCAGGGAAGTGGGGCTGATGGAATATCACTTCGACAGGGTCAAGGAGGTGGAAGATGGATGAAGAAAAAAACAGGGCCAGGAACTTGGCGGTGGTACTCACCGTAGGCCTTAGTTCGATCATCCTGCTGTTGTTTCTAGCTTTATCTTGCTTCAGCGAGGTAGATCCTCGACCACAGCCCGAGTCTCCCCTGACCACGCCAGGAGAACCAAGTAGCATAGAAACATGGCCTGTGGCGACGTTGACGGAAAAGAACGTCTTGGAGATAATGCCCCCCATCCCCCCGCCGACTGGCACGATGAGGGAGGCTGGAGGGCACGCCTTCTTCGACTCCGCTATCACCGGGCAGAGCTATCCGCTGCACGTCTCGTGGTTTTACGTGGACGGAGAGTCTGACGTGACCGGCAGCGTCCAGCCGATGGCCGTCAGGGGGATTATAACGAGCGTGGAGTACCACCTCGACGAGCAGTTGAGGCAGGGCATGTTCGTCTACACCAGGACGACGCAGTTGAAAGTGGCCCGGGCGTCGTTGACGGCCCCCATCACCTCCAACCTAGTATCCACGTCCAAGAGCTGGTTCGGAATCCCTGCCGGGACATACCGGGAGGAGGCCAGGCTGAGGATCGTCCTTAGGGGCCTGGACATCGAGACGTCACCAGACGGCGTCAACTGGGAGGAGCTCGAGGGGGGCCAACTATTCGGGATCGTGGTCCAAGATGATGTCCTGCTGGCCACAGACGATGATCACTTCACCTACCTAGGGGACGTCAACGTGGTAGAGCTGTTGTACCTCCCCTATATTTTGAGGCACGTCAGGATAAAATAATGGCAAAAAAAAGACGAAATGGCAACTAAAAGAAGAGCAGGAGCAAGCACGGCGAGACGTTAGGATCAGGAATAATTGGAGGCCACCGAGAAGCACCTATGTCAAACCTTGGAAGTACCTAAGGAAAAGTAAAAAGGATGAACCACAAGAGGAAAAGACCGAAAAATAAACGAGCTGGCTGCCTGATGTGCAAGTGGTGGAAGGTCAACGGGCACCGCACGGAGAGACCGGACGGTGAAAGATTCTCTGACCACAAACGGAGAACAACGGCAGATGAAGAGATCAGGAGACGGCATGACTAAATATAAGACGGGAGGTATAGAAGTAAATCTGCGTGGATATTCCGTGATCCATGTCTATAGTGATTCACCCCGTGAATGGAACACGAGTCAATGGCGCGCCCTGACACCCTCAAATGCGCTCAACACCCGTCCAGACCTGGGTTGGAAGTCCAAGCTGATCCACGTCTCCGGGGCCATGAACTTTCTGGACGACGTGGTTCAGGGCTGGATCGGCCCAGCAGACCTGATCATCTACGAGCGCAATGCCATCACGCCCCGGGCCTTGGCCTTCATCCAGTACTGGCAGGGCATGGGCAAGCCGGTAGTTATCAACCTGGATGATGCCTACTGGATGCTTCCTTATAGTAATCCAGCCAGGCCGTTCTGGTTCGAGAAGGAGCACCCGGGACCTGACGGCGTGGTGGTGGTCGGCGGGGCCACCAAAATGCTGGAAGAGGCCCTACGCCAATCCGACGGCCTGGTCGCCCCCAACGCCCTGCTGCTGAACGATTACGCCCATCTGGCCCCGAACGGATACCTGCTCCAGAACTACGCCGAATGGGACTGGTGGTCCGTCCTGCCCGGCAGCCTGCCGTGGCAGGCCGAACCGAGCTGGAGGCCAGTCTGGGAGAACTGGCGGGACCCGGACGGTGACGGTGTGACCCTGATGGGGAAGAATGGGGAGACGAGGCGGCTAACTTTGCATGAGGCCCTCAAGGAGAGCATCGGCTGGGCCGGTCGCACGGTCATCGGCTGGGGTGGGTCACTGAGCCACTACGACTCGTGGCATGGGGCTGGGGTCCTGCCCGCCATCGGTAGAATCACGGAGCGCCACCCAGAGCTGCTGTGGGTGGTCTGCGGGAACGACGGCAGGGTGCATGAGCATCTCCCGGTGCCGAATAGGAACAAGGCCCACCAGCCGGGCGTCCCCCCGGAATTTTGGCCGGTAGTACTCAGGACTTTTGACCTGGGCCTGGCCCCCCTGACCGGCATCTATGACCAACGCCGGTCGTGGATAAAAGGAATCGAGTACGCCCTGGCAGGCTGCCCCTGGGTGGGTACGGACGGGGAGACGTATAAGGAGTTCCGGACGTGGCCCGCAGCACGGCTTGGCCCGGAAAACGCGCTGTTCTGGGAGGACGCCATTGAGGCCATGCTGGAAGACCTAGACGGGATGAAAGCCCTGGCCGCCTCCCTCGTGCCGGAGGCTAGGCAGCGGTACGTGGCTTCGGAGAACCTGAACGTGTTCGCCAAGACTTACGGTGAAATAATTAGAGATTTTAGCGACGACCGGGCAGGACTGCCCGGCGTGTACGTCATAGAAAAAGGAAAGGTGTCGCATGACTATGACCTCAGAAAAAACGGCAGAGAAGAAAACGAAGACGGCGAGGAAAACGAGGCGAAAATCGACCCCCTCCCCAACGTCATCGCCATCTGAGCATAACGGGAGGGGAATTTTGATCACGGAGCAGAAGCTACTGTTCTGCGAGCAGTGGCTGGGCTCCCTGCCCGTCTTGAAGGGGGTGCCGGTGGCCAGGGCCATGACGTATGATCTCCTGCAACTACTACACTCAGTGACAGCCAGGGGATACGAAAAAAGGAAGGGGGAGAGAGATGACCACCAAGACTGAGATTATCGTGGCCCCCCACCCGGTCCTGTCAGGAGTGACCAAGCTGCTAGCCCAGGCCGGGGCAAAAATCTGGACCACGACCCCGCAATGGGCGCAGACCCTGAATGACATGGACGTCCAGGCTAGACCGGTTGGAGAACTGGTGGCCCAGCGGAATCTGGTGGACGAGGCGTACACGGACGCGGCCCTGATTCTAAGTCAAGGCCTGGAGGTCAGCCCGAGCAGCCTGGAAAGGCCCGCCGCCGATTTCATGCTAGACAAGGCCGGGGCCTTCCTATACCCCAGGCTGTTCGACCTGTGCGCCCTGGTCAGGGGCCTCGACGAGACGGATGCCAGGCTGGTGCTGGTGCATAATGACGTTGAGCCGCAGACCCGGGCGATATGCCTGTGGGCGGCGGCTCGGAACGTCCCGAGCCTGCACATGCCGCATGCGGTGTACCAGGACGTGGACCGGGATCCAACCCCGGGCACTGACATCCATGACTTGATCACGGCCTCCCACCTGGCCAGCGCAGGGCCGTTCCAGAGCGAGTGGTACAAGGCCAGGGGATTCCCGGGAGAGCACATCAGGGAGACTGGCATGCCGTCCCTGGATGCGTGGCATCGGAACGAGTGGAAGCTGACAAAAAAGCGGGCCAGGAGACAACTGAGGATACCAGAGGAGGCGAGGGTGGTCTGTTACTGCTCGACCTGGCCCCAGAATACCAGCGCCGTCACCCTGGGCCAGTCCGAGGAGTGGATCTGGGCATACCACGCTTTCCTGGTAGCGATCAAGAAAATTGTAAACACCTGGGCCGTCGTAAAGTGCCACCCGCATGGGGGGCCCAAAAACTGGGAGTGGCACGTCAACGAAGCCCGGGCCCGGGGGGTTATCGGCAGGTGCCACGTCACCCCTGATCACCTGCCGAACTGCCTGTGGGCCTCTGACGCAGTGGTTGGGTTCGGTGGGTCCGGCGTCCTACTAGAGGCCTCGTTCGTGCCTGGGTTGAGGCTACTGTCTACCCACGGGTACGAGGGAGAGCACGCGGTCAGGCGCACGCCCCTGGACGCCGAGGGCATGAGGGAGGCGCTGGAGGAAGCACTAGGTGACGAGCAGCCGGATATAGGGGGGCTGCGCGCCAGATTCTGCGGACCGGTCGACGGGCAAGCTACCGAGAGGGTCGCCTCATGGGCTACGGAGCTGGCCAGATGACCATGCTAGAGGAAGCCACCAAGGCGGAAAAAGACGGCTTATTGCAGGAGTGGTTTGACGGCCTCTCCCCCTACGAGAAAGACATGCTAGAGGCTGAGATCACCGAGGCCTTGGATACCATGAGCAAGGCATTTCAGGAGTTCAATGAGGTCGTTAGGGACGTCTTCGCCGAGGCGATGGACAGCTTGAATGAAATCATGGCGAGCTGGAGTGAAGCCATGATGGAATGCCAAGATAGGGATGCTTGACGCCCCCGTCTGTTTCATGGTAAAATACTAACGTGGACATATATTGTCCCTCCCTCCTATCATGCGGCGGGCCCGCCCCAGGCACCGCCGCTTTTTTATTTTCGAGGTTTTTTTATGAGCACAGCATCGGCAGTCATGGATGCGCTGGAAACTATGGTCGGGGCGACCTCGTTCATGGGGGCCACCAACGTGGGCAGGGACTATAACGTCCTGGAGTCGGTCTCTGGTTCGGCGGCGGTCATAGAACCGTTCGGCCTGGAGCAGTACGAGACGGATTTTGACCATGACCACCAGAGCGACTGGGGCATTAGCATCAGGTTCTTTTCCAAGGACACAGGGGACCCGGCAGGAATCGGGGCGAGGACAGCCTGCATGATGGACCTGGTAGCCGGCACGATCAGGGCGAACCCCGAGCTGCAAGGAACTGTGAATCGTTCCAGGCTGACCCTGGAGCGGGACCTGCCACCTGACGGGTTCGTCGTGGCCGGAGGGGCTACGTGGCAGGAATGCGCCGCCCGGTTGGTCGTGGAGATTTGGCCGGACGGGTGACGGTGAGATAACAGAATATATCATGGTACGAGCGGCGGGCCCGCGAGGGTCTTGCCGTTTTTTGTTTTTCAGGAAAACAACATGGCAAAAATAAAAAAGCTGGGCCGGACGTTTCAGGTGAGGGAACAGTTCCCAGACCCCTACGCTAACAAGGTGTGGAGTCTGGGAGACGAGGTGACGGAGGCGGAACTGATCGCCTCCGGTTGGACGCCGTCAGACGTGGACAGGGCGGTGAACAGCCTGTTGGTGCCGTTCCTGATCCCGAAGTCACCCGCGCCAGCCGAAGAATCAATAGACGACGGGAAATCCGTCGAGGAGGAAGACAATGGCTAGAACAACAGCCAGGAACACCCACATTTCAGCGTGCCACCCGGCGGCTACGGCGTGCATAATCCTGAGCGGCAGATCGAACACGGCCAACATGTCGTTCACCGCCCCGGGCGTACAGGTAACGGCCTTCGGCGAAGAGTACCACAGCCGCATCGGTGATGGCATAAAAGACTGGGAAATGTCAATCGGTGGATTCTGGGACGGGGCCGCGTCCAACCTGGACGAGTTCCTCTACAACGCCAACGGTGCATGCATCAACATCGTGTACGGCCCGGGCGGCTCAGCCTCTGGCAGCGTCAAGTATAGCGGCTGTGCGATCCTGAACGACTACGAGATCACCGGGGAGTTGGAGGGGGCCGTAGAGTGGTCGGCCAACCTGTCAGCGGCATCCGTGCTAAATAGGGGCTCGTTCAGCTGAGAAAAGGAGTAAGAAATGACCGATGGGAACGGAAAGAGACGGCCTAAGCGGGTAATGCCCGTCTTGACTCAGAAGATCGAACTAGACGGTACCTACGAAGGCTGGTGGTTCATAGCCAGGACGAATCCTAAGATGCAGATCTTCAATCTGCTGATGAGTGGGACATACCATAACATGATCATGGCCCTCTCGGAGCTGGTGGCCGGTGAGTGGAACTTCGTGGATGAGGAGGGCGAGCCGCTGGCCCGCCCCGACTTGACCAGGGAGAACCACTGCAAATGGGAAGCCGACATGAAGGCCTGGGAGACTAACGGTAAGGACGGAGACCCTCCCGATGAACCCATGACCACGGAGGCCCTCATCGGGCAGTTGACGGTTGACCTGGTCATGCAGATGTCCCAGAAGGTCGGGGCAGCGGTGCAGGACGTGCCGGGAAACTGACCTTCGCGGCGGCGGACGCGGGCAAGACCGGAGCACCGCCGCCGTGGAAGCTGCTGAGGTGGTGGATGTGCCAGGACCTGGGAGTCCCTCCCTCCGTGCTAGACCAGGAGGACGTCAGGGAGCTGCTGATAGGTTGGAACCTAGACCAAACCTATAAGGCGCACCTGCAACGCCGTCCAGGGATCAGGCCGAAGCAGACCCAGGGCCGCAAACGACTGCGCAGAATTTAGGCCGCCCGACGGGCGGCCTTTTTGTAAGGAGACGAGGTAGTGAACTTTTCAGTCGAGGTTGTAGGGGTTGAGGGCTTGGCGAAGATTCTGGGCCAGGACTGGGCCAGGATGACTTTCGGACCAAGGGTCAGGGAGCTGGCCCAGGTCACGTTTGACTTCGCCAAGCTGCTTGTCCCGAAGAGGACGTACCGCCTGCACGACTCCCTGCGCCTCAAGACCATCAACGCGCTAGTCTACCACGTGACCGAGGGGGCCAAGCACGGTGGAATCCTGAGGAAGGGTAGCCCGTCGCATGACATATTCCCCAGGGTTAAACAAGCTCTTTACTGGCCTTCGGCGGAGCACCCGGTAGCTTGCGTCCTGGATCACCCGGGTTACAAACCAAACACATACAATGAGGGGGCGGCCAAGTATGGCAAGGCCCGGGTGGAAAAAGTGGGGCAGCAGATGAGCAACGACGTGGTGAGGATGGTGGGCTGATGGCCGAAGTCGTTATAACAATCAGAGGTAAAGACGCTTTTTCCCCAATCGCCAAGTCAGTGGCCGACTCCCTCATGGGTGTCAAGACGCAGGCCGGTGGGGCAGGCCAGAGCGCGGGCCAGAGCATGGGAGCTTTCTCCAAGCTGGGCGGGGCCCTAGCCGGGGTAGCCACCGGCGCTGCCAGCATCATCGCCGCAAACCTCTTCATGAAGATGGCCTCCGGCATCGGTGCGTTCGCTGCCGAGGGCCTCCGAGCGGTCGGGGCCAGCCAGCAGTTAGAGGTGCGCCTCAACTCCCTGTTCGCCTCCAACCTGATGTACGAGAAGCAGGTCTCGACCACGACCGAGGCCGTCATGATGTCCGCCGAGGCCCTGGCCCGGGAGCAGGAGCAGATGGCGGCGAATGTCACGAAGCGGGATCTACTTAGCGCCAGGATTCAAGAGCAGAAGGAACGCCTGCGCCAACTGACCGACCAGTGGGGTGCAGAAGGCCTGGCCACGAAGACGGCCCAGGCCAGGCTGGCAGACATGGAGGGCCAGCTCGGACGTCTGGACGCTGAGATCGCCCAGGGCGTGAGCGGAGTGAAGGAGTACGCCACGGTCACGAAGACCGACTGGATCACTTCCACCATGACCGCAGCCGAGATCCAGGAAAAGGCCAGGGAGCAGACGGAGAAGCTGACCAAGGGTATCGAGGAAATCGCCAAAATATCCCCCTTCCCTACGGAGAAAATAAAAGAGGCCGGTGCCTTCGCCGTGCAAATGGGCCTTGATGCCGACCGGGCCGTAGATCTGACCAGGGCCATGACGAACATGGGCGCGGCGATGGCCCTCCCCGCCGAAGAAGTGGTTTTCATGACGAACAACCTGAAGCAGATGGCGGCCACCGGCAAGCTGACCACAATCGACATGCGGGAGATGTCCCGGCGCGGCCTAGACTTGTCTAAGGTCATCGGCATCGAGATGGGCATGTCCGTGGAGGAGTTCAACGCCAAGGCGGAGGAGTCCCCGGAGATATTCGACGAGCTGATCACGGCCATCACCAACTTCTCGGACAACACGTTCGGGGGTACCGTAGACGCGATGGCCAAGACCCTGCCGGGCATGTTGGGTAACCTGGAGGACATCGTAAGCTTCGCGGCGAGGGACTTCTGGCTGCCGATAGTGGACGCCCTCCAGCCGATGGCCCAGGAGGCGCTCGGTTTCATGGACCAGTTCCTGAGCGGCAACATGGTCCAGATAGGGCAGACCATCGCCACCAGCCTGGGCGACGTCATGGGCGCGTTCGAGTCCGGGGGGCTGTGGGGTGGCCTGGCCCAGATCGGCACCATGATAATGGACGCCTGGGAGACCGTCATCATGCCCCAGCTCCAGATCCTGGCCGAGTCGATGGGCACGTTCCTGACTGAGGCCTGGACGAACACCATCCAGCCGACGTTGCAGGGCTGGGCCGACCAGTTCTTCGAGTGGGCGGTCGAGCTATACCCCCAGATCCCAGAGATTCTGGGGGAGGTGGTCAGGACGATGACCAGCTTCCTGTCAGAGCGGGCCCCGGACATCATGGACGCCGTGCATGAATGGCGGGACGCCATCTTTTCATGGGTGAGTGATGCCATTTCGAACGTAGGCCAGGTCCTGGGTGGTTTGCTGGTAGCCATCGGGGCGTGGGCCATGTCGGGCGAGGCGCAAACCTCCTTGAACGAGATGGGCTTCCGGTTAGGCCAGCTCCTGGCCGATGGAATAGGTTACATGTTCGAGGAGCAGGACAGGGTCGTCGAGATCCTGACCAAGCTGACGACGGCCCTGGCCGCCGGCATCGCCGGGCTGACCGGTCTCCTGATCGTGATCGGTGGGCAGGTGGTCGCCGGACTGCTAGCAGGCATGTTGGAGAAGTTGGGAGTCGACCTGGAACCGGCCCTGTTCACAGAGCTGAGTGGAATCCTGTCCGGCATTTGGGATAACCTGAAGACCATCGTCACCACTTTGGGAGGCGACATCATCCTGGGCATCTCCCAGGGAATATTAGACGCCATCGACGACCTGAACACGACCCTGGAGCAGATCGGCTTTATCATCATGCAGACGTTCAAGGAAACCCTCGGCATCGCCTCCCCCTCGGCCATGTTCGCTGAGTTCGGCCTGGACATCATCATGGGACTGATCCAGGGGATCACCGAGGGGGCGGGGGCTTTGCTGGAGACGATGGGCGGGCTGGTCGGAGACCTGCTGGGTAGTTTCGTCGGTGGTAGTGATGGGGAGGAGGGGCTGGGCATTGATCTATCAGGCCTGTTAGGGGATCTCACATCAGCCGTTCCTGATGCCCTGGAAGGATTAAAGACGATATTCACTACGACGATGAGCATCATGGCTGAAAACCTCCTGGCCCTGATAACTGGCCCTCTAACCAGTTTAGTTGGGATCGTGACTAGTATTTATACCGTTCACTTACCATTCCTGCAAACCGTGGCCCAGTCCGTGATGTCTGCCTTCGCCGGCGCGATCCAACCAGTACTGTCGAACCTGAGGATAGTCGAGTCGATAATCATCGGAATCGTAGATGCGTTGGACGACATGGGCAGTGCGTTCAAGTCTGCCATGAAGGACGCTGTTTCCTCTATAGAGAGTGCCAAGGGAAAGTTAGAAGACGCCATCGGCGTAGTAGAGGACCTGGCCGAGGCCTTCAGGCAGATGGCAGACGCGGCCAATGCGGCAGCGTTGGCGGCCCAGGGGGCAGGTGATGCTGCCCTGGCGGCAGGTGTAGAGCCACCTGGAGGACGGAATCCCGTGGACGTTCCTGTCCAGGTAGCTGGCGGCATCAGCATACCGGTCAGGGCCCAGGCCGGGAACGCCGTTACCCCCGGCATGATGGGGGTCGGAGCACGAGAAGTGAACGTATACAATACTTTTCACGTGACTATCAACACAAGTGAGGCCCCTGGTTCCGTGGCCCAGAGCTTGCAGACGCTCATGGGGCTAGTGTCTAGCGGGGCATGAGTCATCTGATTATGAGGGGCAAGAAGATGGGGGTTTTGACGTTGAAAGTCACCCCGGCAGAGACCCCAAACGGACGACCAGGGAAACTTTGCCAGAATGGTGACCAACGCACCGAATCATACCACGTGTCTCTGGATGCGTAGTATGGCATCCCATCATCTACCAGCCCGTAGCCGATGGCCGTGACGAAATGGTCAGACACCCCGTCCCCGTCGCTGTCTACCAGGAGCAGCATCGGTCGCCCGGCATCGATCTCGGCCTTGTAGGCCTGCCACGTCAAATATCTCCCGGCATGAAGCATGGTGGACGAGACTTCAACGTTGTCTGGCAACCTCGACCGGGCATAGGAAACCATGCCAGGTCCAGCATCAGACAGCCAGCTCCAACCATACCTGTTCAGGAGGCTACTACGGGAGGTTTGCATGTGATCGGCGATGCTGTCATCTTGATGCTCGTCACCAAGGGGATGTTCTGAGAGGTCTGCTAATAGTGGAAGCGGGGGTAGGTCGATGGGCATGGAATAGTCTGCATGGTGGTCTGGGCTAGCGATGGCGGCACGAACTGAGTCGTTTTGGACGACGGCTGATCCTGGGATCAAATCATACCCCTTGCCGTCCCAATAGGCCATGACCATCGCCGCCGCCGTGGGTCCGCATCCGTCGTACCACAGGTAAGATGGTACGTCCAGAATAGTCACGTTTTTAAATGACTGGCTCGTGACGGCAGGGGCCCTAACCCCGGGAGGGGGTGTCGGCCCGGTAGTGCTTTGAACGTCCCCATGATTCAGGGCCAGGATGAGGACGACCATGAATAATCTCGACATAATCCTATTATAGCCTGATGGAGCAGAAAATGGTAAATATAAAATCGTTTTTCGGAGAGGCACATGGGTGATTGGAAGATACTGTCAGGGGGTAGTTTTCTAGACCTCGCTAACGACTATGGATTCAAGGTCGAGCAGATGCACGGCGCTGGCATGCCACCGGTCAGCAACATCTCCAGGCCGTACGGCATCCTGGACGGGGCCCTGTTCCAGCGCACCAGGACGGAGATAAAGCAGTTCACCCTGACCGGCACTATATTGGGTGAAGATATTGAGGACTTATTCTCGAAGCGGGAAGCGATCATCAACCTAGTGAGGCCCGACCTCTATGACCCCCAGGAACCGGTCGTCTTGCAATTCACCGGGGCCTCAGTAACCAAGCAAGCCTCTGCATACTTCGACGGGGGCCTGGAGCTAGGTGACGTGGAGCGCAACCATGAAAAAATAGCCCTGACCTTCGTGCAGTTCGACCCGTTCTGGGAGTCCTCCGGCTCGGACGGTGCCGCCTCCCTGTCAGCCAGCCTGGCGGTGAGTGGAACGTTGGCCAGCGCGAACTATGCCCTGCACAGGACAGCCTGCGGGGTGTGGACTGAGGTCGGTGGGGGTAGCTTGGGGGCTGCTGGCAAAATCGTCATCTCAGACGACAGCGGTCAGTTTTACTTCGGAACTGATAATAATAACACGTACGGTGAGGTTCAAATCTGGGGTGGTTCTGGCACCTCGCTTTCCCCGCTCGGCGGTTCCATCGCCTCAGGCTGCGGAATATTAAGTTCTTACCTGGGTGGTGGGCAGTGCTGGACTCTAACTCTGGACGGGAATGACCATCTATGGATCGGGGGATATTTCAGAGAATTACCGGTCGCCCCTTCAGGGGACCTAGGAAGTATTGTTCGCTGGGATGGTACTGCTTTTCACCCGACCGGGAGCGACGGGGCGAGCGGTGGCGTGCACCTCCCGTCAGCCCTCTATGCCCACCCCTATAATCACGGTGTAATATATGACATACGGGTAGACTCCCAGGACAGGGTCGTCGTGGCAGGCACGTTTGCCGAGGCGGGGCCGTGCAGCCTGACGGCCAGCAACGTGGCTAGGTATAACACATCATCCTCGACGTGGGAGGCCCTTGATGGAGGCATGACGACGGTTAGCAGCGTGATCACAAGCTGCACCGGGAACGTGACTGCCCTGCACGTAGACGCTGATGATAACTACTGGTTCGGGGGATGCTTCGTGGAGGTCGGGGGCAGCCTGGCGGCCAGCAGGGTGGCCAAATTCGACAATACGGATACGTGGAATGCGGTCGGAAGCGGTGTGAACAACAACGTGTTCGACATAAACCAGAAAAGTAACGGAGCGATCGTGCTTGGGGGATTCTTCACGGCCACGGGCGGGACCGGGGTAACCACCCTGGGAGGCGTGGCAGAATGGAACGGTACTGTGTTCAGGAACCTCAGTGCCAGCACGGCCATGACGTACCCTGGCCTGTTCGGAGTGACGGTGGACGATAACGATGATTTAATAGTCTCTGGTAAGTTCACGGAGATGGGAGGCCTGGCCGTGTCAGACGGGTTCGCCCGCCTGACATCCAGCACCTGGAAGCACATCGACGGAGTAGATCTCCCTGGAGCCGCCCTGGTGCAGAAGACCTGGGCTGCCTCCGGGACGTTGACTGTCGTATACGACACCACAGGTACGGCCACGACCTCGGCAGTGACGACCGTGACGAATGAGGGGACGGCTGACGCCTATCCGATCATAACCATAAGCGGGTCGGGTAAATTTTACCATATCAAAAACTATACGACCGATGATCACATCTACTTCGACGTCGTGCTTGCAGCAGGCGAGACTCTCTCCCTAGACTTGAGGGCAGGCGTGAAGTCGCTCACCAGCTCTACTAGGGGGAACATGACGGGCAAGATACTGCCGGGATCTGACGTGTCCACGTTCAAACTGAAATCCGGCAGCAACTCGGTGGCCTGTTTCAGCGAAAACTCCACGGCATCGGTGACCATCACATATACTGAAAGATATTGGGGGGCCTGATGGCTGACGTCAAATATACCATCCATCTGCTCGACCCAGACGGTACGGAGATAGACATAATTGATAAGTGGATATCCCTATCTTACAATCGAACCGTGGATGCCATCGGTACGCTCATCTTGGTATTACCCCCAACGTATCCCATGTCAAACCTCAAGACAGACGGGCGCCTAGCCGTCTACAGGAACGGCAAGTTGGACACAGAGACTATTTGGCTGATCAGGGAACCGGAGTATTCAACCGCTGAAGACGGTTCGGAGGTCATCACGGTAACGGCTTACTCAGCCAACTATTTGTTAACGAGCCGGGTCGTGGCCTATGATTCCAGGACGGCCCAGGCCGACAAGGAAGACAAGGCAGACTCAGTGATGGTGGCGTACGTCTCAGAGAACCTGGGGTCAGACGCCAGCGACTCAGAGAGGGACGTGTCGGACTACCTGGACGTGCAGGCCTCCGCCTCCCTGGGCCCTACCGTCACGAAGGAGTGCGCCTGGGATAACCTCTTCGACGTGCTGCATGACGTGGCGAAGACTAGCGCGGAGAAGGGCAGCCCAGTGCACTTCGACGTGGTGGCCCCAGCCCAAGACAAGCTGGAATTCAGGACATACAGGGGCCAACGGGGACTAAACCATACGGCTGCGTCAGGCGAATATTCTATAACACTATCCCTAGACCGAGGCAGCCTGGGCCCTCCGGCGAAGAGAAACTTCGACAGGACGGACGAGGTTACGTTCGTTTACGCGGCAGGAAACAACACAGACTCCTCATCCCCGATGACCGCATCTGACGGTAACAGGATAGGGGAGTCGCCGTTCAATCGACGGGAGCAGTACGTCCGGGCCGGGGGCATGGCTGGATCTGCCGGCGGAATCGACGAAGCACAGACGGCTGTCAGGGCCGGACGTCCCAAGCGCGTCTTCGAGGGCATGGCCCTGGATGTGCCGGGGGCACAGTACGGCATGCATTGGGAATTCGGAGATAAGGTCACGGCAGAGTATGCCGGCGACTCGTTCGACGTCTCCATAGACTCGATCTCCGTCATGTTCGTCAACAAGGAGGAGACTATAACGGCTAGGTTGAGGGCGGAGGATTAACGCATGCCGAAATCATTTGAGGTACAGGTCGCAGAGCAGTTGGCAGAGATCAGGCAGGAGATCAAAAGGCTGAAAAGGCCAATCCCAGCCTGGCAAGACTGGACCCCGACCGTGACCCAGTCGGGGAGCGTGGCCGTAACCGTGACCTATGCCAGGTACACCCTGGTGGGAAATCTGGTCGTTGGGGTAGGGAGGCTGGCCGTGACTGGTAGCGGTTCAGCAGGGAATAACATCATCATCGGGGGACAACCCACGGCGATCCAGCACGGTAACACGCACGGAGGATTATCAATGATAGGTGGCGGTGCAGTACATGACTCTGGTACCGCCTACTATCACGGGGCACTCATGTCCGTCGGGGCCACTGACTGGCGCATCCTGGGGCATGCTGACGGGTACATCGGGGGCAATCCCAGCTTCGCCCTGGCCAACGGTGATACGATCTCGTTCCAGGCAGCCTATGAACGGTGAGGTGTCAATAATCAATTAGACAAATTCCTATTTCTGGGGTATAATAAAGGCATCCATCAAACCTAATTATCAGTCGAAAGGAGTCTCAAGATGTCGTTTTTTGATCAAGATTTTAGCGATGTGCCCCAGGATCAGGCCGAGCTGATCCTGCCCCCTACCATCCAGTGGTGGCGGGGGGACAGGACGAGCCAGGATGAGGTGCTGGCCAAGGGAGGGTTCGAGCTGCCCGTGGAGCGGTACACCCTGGACGGGGTGGAAACCATCAATTTCACCCACGGCGGGGAGGCGCAGCCCGGCTATGGATTCAAGGGTCTACACCTGGCCGTACTGGCCCATTCTAAGGCTTGGTACGACCAGGACACTGGGCGGCGGGTGTATAACTACGTAGAGAACCGCAGGGTGTTCTCGAAGTTGCGGCTGTGGGCCGTCGTCAAGCAAGTCAAAGGGTTGGAGTTCCTCATAAGCTTCTCGGGGATGGACTCGAAGGCCGTCGAGGACATGCTGAACGTCTTCAAAAAAGGGGTCATCAAGGTGGCCTCAGACAAAGCCGGGACGAGCTTCCCTCTATATAGCTTCTGGATGCCCGTCATGGCCGGACCGGTCAAAGAGTGGAAGCAGGGTGGGTACTCCACGCCCCCCAGGCTGGTGCTCCAGCCCCCGCTCTCCGACGAGAAATTCAAGGAGCTGTACGTCGGGCAGGAGGTAATGGCCAAGGCTAAGGTCACCTGGCCTGTGGCCCAAGAGTGGGCCAAGCGCATGGCCTCCAGCAAGGGAGAGGTCGGCAATGGGAACGGACGAGAGGAAGAAATCGGCTGGGCTGGGTCTGCCCCACCGGAAGCCCCACCTCCACCGCCGGAACCTCCAGCAGAAGAGGTAGAGGAGATACCGTTTTAGCAAACTAAATGAGGGGGAGGGTTGGTTCAGGCCGGCCCTCCTTTTTTCTTGGGGGAAACATGAGCGTGACGGGCACTACGTGGAAGGGAATAGAAAACTTGGTCGAGGCCTCCCTCAGGCAGTACACCGTGGACGGCCTAGCCCACGCCCAGCGTAATTGGCCGGAGATAATGCAACAGGGATACAGGGCCATCGTGGTCGGCAAGGCCGGGCCGGACTGGACCGTGTTCAGCCAGGGCAAGGCCATTCAGTTAGAGGTCAAGACCTGGAAAGGCAGGGACAGTCATAAGTTCTCTTTCACGGGCACGAGGTCAAAGATGAGGCGCAGGGCCCAGTGGCAGGCGCTCCAAGATGCCGCGAGGGACGGCGGAGTGGGGGCCTTCTACCTGGCGGCCTGGCGGCATGACTCATTCGA